TGGTTGTGTTAATGATTGTACGATTCTAGCCATTATCTTCTTCCATCCGGTTGTATATCTAATCTAAAAGTACCAAGCTTCCAGTGCTGAGTAGTACTAGTATTATCTACTTTTAAAGATATAGCACGAGCTCTAGCACGAGTATCTATTTTAGTTGTAGATGTAGTTGTTGTAAAAGGACCTAAAGATGAACTCGCTTGTGCATCTGTTGGATAATTTTTTAAATTTAATGTAACTCTTGCATCTCCAGTTTGAGTTAAAAAGTCAGGTATAACTCTTCTAATTTTTAACATAAATTCTCCATCGCCTCCTAAACCTTTTTGATCTAAATCAAAGTCACCTGATTCTATACTTGCAGCAATGGCACTTGAAGCACCTGCTTTAATTTGATTAGTTCCAGTTTCATGTTCAAAATAAGTAGTCACACCATCAGTGTTACCAACGGTTGAGTCACTTGTAGCACTTGAATCATATTCAGTTCCATGTGGTTTACCAAATATAGCTGAATCTGCCCATGTGGATCTAGCTAAAGAACTTGTAGTCCATACTGGTCTTTGAGGCGTTGAATCCATATAATTATAAGTTACTGATCTATTGTTAGATGCAGCGCCACTTCCTGGATAGAACCAAGTCACTTCACCAAATAAATTATTTAATCCTGCAAAAATATGTTGTCTTGGAACGGTTGCTAAGTCATCGTAAACATAGTCTTCAACTAAACATGGTAAAGATTGTAGCTGACCTGTATATCTAAAGAAACCATTTTCGGACATCCAATAGGCTGATCCATCAACTTCTACTGCAGCATTTTGTCCAATCAATCCACAGTTTGTACCAACTTGTTGAAATGAGAAAGTAAAAGGTGGACCAACAAATTTCATAATAAATAAAGCAGTATCGGTCCAAATATAAATTACATCTCTACCTCTTATCGCTCCGACAATTCTTGTGCCATCTGCAATTCTTTGTGTACCAGCAGTATTAGTTGCTGTTGGAGTCCAAGTCGTTAATGATTCTTGAGAAGACCAACGAATATACATATCGTCTTGAGTAGATGTTGTGCCAATTGTTGTTTCTGTTCCAAAACAAACTAAGTGTCTGTCTGGTGTAGAAACTAAAGTAAATTGTGATGCTGTTGGAGCACCAGATACGATTGTTGCTCTAGTCGATGTTGCATTAGTTGCATTAGAATTCCATTCAAAAGTAGCTCCATCTGAAATAGTTGCAATAAGTTTATTTCCAAAATTGTCTAGAGACCATAGACCAGGTGCTGTTACAATATCTCCAGTTTGCGATGCACCCCATTTTGTATAATCTGATGCATCGGTAACAGTTGCTGCATCAGAGTGAGATGCCGCTGTTGTATTGTCTGACCCTCTTGTTAACCCTGATAAAGTATCTGTTCCTGAAGTGTTTGTTGTATAAGCAATTCTTTCATCATCTATTACTACAGTTCCTGAAGCAGGAAATCCTCCTGAATCATCCATTACGATACTTGTTGAAGAATTTGTTAATGCACCATCTAAAGTTGAAGTTACTTCACCTGCAACAGTACCACCCCATGCTCCTAATCCCCAACCAGCAGCGGATTCTTCAACTGCAGGTCCTATTGAATAATAGTGTTTAACTCTTATTCCACCTGATGTGGATGCTCCTGATCCAGATTCAACTGATCCCATTTCAATTGTAATTGTTGTAGAAGTTGGAACGGTTGCAACCATAAAAACATTATCATCAAAATCAGAAGAGCCAAAATCAGAATCGGTAATAGTGGTAAAATTATCCAAAAGAATAATGTCGTACTTAGAAATATTATGATCAGATGCAAACGTGATTGTAACTGTTGCATCACTTTGTGTTGTTGTAAATGCACTGGTTAATGTTGTTGTAGCTTTAATAGGAGTAATATCATAAAAAGCTCCTCCTGAATACACATATAAAATCCTGTTTGTTCCTAATGCTGAGTATTTAATACCATCTGAATTAACAAATTGGTGCATAGCTACAGTTCTTCCAGTTAAAGTTATATCTCCTAACTGTGCCCAACCACCTATTTTTTCAGGTGAACCGTATCTAAAACGTACATAGTCTCCACCAACCCATTGACCCTCGCCGCCGGTTGCTGTGACTTGTTTATTGAAACCTGGTTGAATATTTATTTTTTGTAACATAAAGAACCATTATATTATATATTCCTAATTGGTGGAATACCTAACATTGGCCTTCTGTCGAACCTGTTCTTTTCAGCAAAAGGACCATTTACATGGTTATAATGAAGAAAAACTTGAGCACAAGTATTTCCTTCAAGTGGTTCTCTCCAATGCTCTAATTCGCAGCCACTATATACTAACATGTCTCCAACATCAAGTAAGACTTTAGTACCTTCTGGGGCATTGGGTTTATGTATATTTTTATATTCATCGATAACATTGTCTGATCCTGTGCCATCAATAAAGATAGGCCATTTAGTGCCTCCTAAATGAATAGTAGTTGATATTTCACAGCTAGGTCTATCTTTGTGACGCTTTAATATATCACCTTGTTTATAGAGTCTTGCATAAGAGTAAGTTGGAATTAGATCTAAATCTGTCTGTCGCTTCATAACAGGAAGCACTTTCATTAATAGTGTCTCCATTACCTGATCAGCATAGCAAGAAAAAGTATTTGGAACCTGTCTGTCTGTCCATGTTCCAAGTAAACCTGTGTCATAAGTTATATTGTTTTTATACATCCAACCGACTGCATCTCTTTTAAGTAAGAAATAATTAAAGATAAAATTAGCTAATTCATAAGAGATTGCTTTCTCAATAACTTGATATTTTTTAATCTGAAAACTCATTATATAAAATTAAAAGACACTGATATTCTTATATCCTTGCTTTGATTAGGTTCAACCTTATGCCACATCCATGCAGGGAACATAATTATCCTTCCAGGAACCGGGTCGTAATACGTCTCTCGCCACAATTCTCTAGGAATTTTACCTGGTTTTCTTGCTGGCATGTTCTGTTGCACTCCTGGTCTTGGATCCATTAACATTAATCGACCAGAATTAGGTTGTGCTTTTATATAATAAGCGCCAGAAAATAATGAATTGGGATGTAAATGAGATTGATTATATCCTCCTGGAGGATTAATATTAGCCCACATATTTCCTAATCTAGGTTTTATATCTAAATACTCTTCCTGAATAATTTCATTTTGCATTTGAAACAGTTCTTTAATTAAAGGTTCATATTCTTTTTTATGATTCATATCGGTTTGTGAATGCCAACCTTTTACATTAGTTTTAAGTACACCTTTATCTTGATTACTCCATTCAACGATATGCTTTTCTAAATATGAATTTAGTTCATTCGCATTAGGTAAATCTTTAACGTAGATAATAGTTGGAAAATAATATTCTTTAATCATTTAAAAGGAGTGCCTCCAAACCACATTACTAAAGATTGTCTTACACCACGAGTTACAGGCGCTACTCTATGATTTAAAAATGATGCAAATATAATAGCATGACCTTGTTTTAAAGATGCTCTTTTACCTTTAGCCATTAATTCTAAATCTCCACCTTCAAATTGATTTTCAGGGGACAATAATAATGTCATTGATATTTTTCTAACTGGAGGCTCATATTGCATGTTAACATCGGTATCCATATGCCAATCATAAAAGCCACCAACAGGGTATTCGGTAAATTGAGCTTGCTCTGTTACATGAACATCTTCAAATCCAAAATGATTTCTATTTGCTTTTTGAATAAATGAATTAACCTGATCGTACATTTCTTTCATTTCATCAAAAGGAATCCAGCTAATTGTAGTTACTCTTTTCTTAGTGTCTAATCCACCCTCTGGTTTATTTATACCCACTTGTGCCTTCTGTGGTTTTTGTCTTCGACCACATTCTATAACCTGTCTACATTGATCAGGAGTAAATAAAGGTTCTTTAGTTTCAACAACCCAGCTTTTCCATTTAGGTTCTGTTATTATCATGCGCTTCTGTTCCTAATTGGGTCATATTCTACATCCATATTGCAAGAAAGAGTTCTTCTAGTACCCTCTCCATTAAACGGGTAAACACAGTGTCTCATATCATAAGGAAAAACATAAAAGTTTCTCTCTTTCATGATAGGTCCATAATCTGAATTACAAAATTGTCCTGATGAATTTCCCAATATTTGTAAAGATCCATTCATAGGTTTATCCGCCGCAGAATATTCAACCCCAGTATTATTAGGTAGTTTTAAAATCATAACCGATGATAAACCAGTGAATAATGCTCCTTGATGAATATGTACTGGGTTATATTCATTAGCTTTCATTTCATTAACCCAGATTGAATTAATATGCATTTTATATTCTTTAATGTTATTCCAATCTAGATAATGTTTCATAACCTTATGAAACCATTGAAGAACATTTTGTGGTAAATAGTTGTGTGGATGCATTTTATTATTAGGTGGGCCATCAAAAAATAATGAGTGTTCATTAACTATTTTACCAACTAATTGTGGATTAGCTGGTGGTAATTCATGTCGTCTTGTTTCATAGACATGGTTTAAAATATTATATACATCCAAAGGTGCTTCATACTTTAAAACTGATTGACCTAAAAATACAAAACTAAAATTTAATGTGTCCATATTTCTCTCTTATTCTTTGTGGTATTTTTTCAATGTAGGGATTGTATTCTTTCTTAATTTCATTCCGTATAGTATGCATATTTTTTCCGACAATTCCATCATTATATCCCATTCCATTAACTTGAATTTGATCTAGATTAAAAAATCTATGTTGGAAGGAAGGGATTTCAAAAAAAGTATATACCTTATTTATTTCTTCTTCAGGATTTTGTACTAGATCATCATACTTTATAAAGTGACATATCTCAGGATAGTTAAAAGCATTCTTTATAGCTTCTAAATCTTTGGCAACAGCACCATTTTTATTCATGATCATTGATAATTTTTCTTCATCACCTTTACAATTATATCTATTTGGAAAAGCATCTGGATTTTCCGTATACCATTTCATGTAACTGGCGAGTACATCCATTACATTTCTAACTAAAACCACGCACTTAAAAGGTTTTTTAAAATGCTTTTGCATTAAAGCAAAATTGCCTTTAGTCATGACAGGACCACGATCTATAATATATTTTTGTGGCCAGTCTTTATAGTAATTGACATAAACAGAATCTAAGACGTTATCTAGTGATTGATAATCTGGATAATTTTGAAAGACGTCGGTTTGTTTAAGGAGGAAGAGATCTTTTATAATCTCTAATGTAATAGAGTTAGGAGTACATGCTATATTAGGATTTTGATTCATGATAGACGTGAATAAGGTATTGCCTGACCTTGGCATTGCAACTAAGAATAAAAGTTTTTTAACCCTGTTGTCCGATTGAGTTTTTGCTGAATTCCAGTTTTGCATCGTCTTTCTTTTTATTTTCGATAGCTATATCTTTTTTAATTCTTTCAATGGATTGCAATTGACCTAGTACATTAAAAACTTCTGGTTGGCTAGATCCTTGAGTCAGAGTCTCTGCTTTATTTTTCATAGTTAAATGATAGGAATTTAATTGGTGAGTATTAACATTTGTAGTATCAAATGAACCATCATCAAATTTCTTTTTAAATTTAGACCATAGTTTTATTTCTCTCATTCTATCACGGGCCACTAATTGTGCACTAGCTTTACTATAAACTTTTTCATCTATATCTATCTGTAGCAATTCTTTTTTTAATGGGTCTTCCTCTTTATTTAATTTTTCTTGTAGTCTTTTTATTTTAACTTCTGCTCTTCTATGATCAAAAGATAAACTCATTAAATTTTCTAAGAATACATTTTGCTCTCTAACACACTGCCAATACTTAGCAGCTTTAGTTGGATACTTTGCATCGTTTAATACAGAAAACTGCATTTCAGTTTCTGTTCTAAACATTTGTTTTTTAGTCCAAGTGTCTCTTAGCTCTTCTGTTAAACCTTTAAATATTTTAACCTCTTCTGGATCTAATAAATTGTTAAGGTTAGGTGCTTCTTTTTCTAT